ATATCATTAAAGAGAGCTTTTGCTTCTTTAAATCCCGAAGGCATGCCTTTCATAAAACCTTGAAAATCGTTATCGGCCGCAAAGGCACGAAGCTTTGATGCCGACATACCCGTTGCACCTTCTGCATCAGGATCGCGTTCACCAGCCGAAATAACATTCACACCGCCTTCAAAGTTATAAAAACCATGACGACCTTTGACACCATTGTACTTGCTTACCAGTGCTTCATATTCTGGTACACGGTCAGATCCTGCAAGTAGGTTGACTTTCGTAAAACCATCATCATACAGTTTTGTGAGCAAGTCAAACATTGTTTTAATGTTTTTGTCGAGTACAATAGAGCGCGCATGACGTGGAAACATCTTGCGCATGTATTTAACTTTGGTTGTATAATCGAGTGGATTCTTTTTGGGATCAGTCGATTGTGAGGCATATATTCTATATGAACTACCTCGTGCAACCTTTGCAGCTGCATCCATCAATTTTTCATGACCGATAGTGGGTGGATTGAATCGACCCCAAGCAACAGTTACTTCCTTGGTTGATTCTGTAATGTAATCTGAAAACTTTTTTATTGGCATAATTTATTACCTACGACCATATGATGTTGACTTACCGCGCTTACGATCCATTTCAACCTTTCTTGCTTTAGGAATCAATCGCTTTGCAATTGCGTTGATGGCTGCGCTACGGCGATTAACCATCTTTTCATATGATCCTCTGGCAGAGTATGCTAAACTGCCTTTTGCTTTTCCAGAGCTAACACGCTTAAACATAGCGTTACGAGCAGCACGGCGGGCTCTCTTTTTGAGTACGTCTCTGGATGCAGTTTTCTTTGAGGCACGCAAACGACCAAGCTTTAACCTAGCCTTGTATTTGCGCATGGTTTGTTTTTTCTTTAGTCTCTGTGCGGTAGATAATGCTTCATCTACTTCAGACTCTTCTTGAATGTAGTCTTTAAATGATCTCATATTTGTCCCATTAGGATCAGGAATTATTTCCTAGCCTATAACAAAGTTTATTTATTCAACTGTTATATTTATTATTTTTAGGTTTTCTGCCAACCTTTGATGATGTCTGGGCTGAAATTAAGATATGAAAATTCAAGACGGTCAACTAACTTTAATGCACCACCCGACAAGTGGTCAATTGCAACATAACCTTCTACGCCGGTTGTTTTGAATCCGTTAGCCGTACGAGCAAATGTATTAAGACTATTAAGTTTATTTAACTTTTCAATAATGATTAGCTTTGCGTCAATCAGTGCCTTTTGTAAATCAAACATGAGCTTAAGGTTTGCTTTGTTTTGTGGAGAAAAGAACTTAAGGAACTCTTCCATTTTTTGTCGCTGAGCGGCCTTACCTTTTTCTGATTTACGCGATTCGATTTCTTTTTCGTATTTCTTTTTGATGTAGGCAATTAAACCATCAACGTGTTTTGACGTGTTACCTATTGGAGTGTTTGCTCGGACAAACGTATTGTTATATGTTTCAATTGTAGACGCAAGTTGTGGATTATTGCTAATCTGGCGTAGTGTTGATCCTGCAATTTTTTGAAAGATTTTACCTGCCTTTGATAGAGCTGCAGTAACTTCTGCCGTATCTTTTGCTGTCATTGTAACTGTACCAGACACATCACGGAGCTGCGCATCTTGTACCCATACAGTTTTAGCTGGTCTGAATTCATTGATACTAACATCATATGATGCGCTCATTGTTTCAAACGAGTCGCCTGTATATCGAGTATGAAATACAATACCTAGCTTTGCTTGTTTGATTTCCTTTGCGGCAGTTGAATTGACTGGCACTGCATATACAATTGTGTTTGGCTGAAAGGTAATATATTTTTCGCCATTGATTGTTTCATTTTTTAGGTCAGCTTTGGTGAACATAAGATCACCTTGCACGATTCCTTTGATGCCAAGCTTAGGTAATTCTGCCAAGCAAACCTTTAATTTATCTGCTAAGTCACCTGATGTATCAGCATCAATCTCTGCATTAGTTTTATATACCTTAGGGTTCTTATTGAATACGCCTTTCTTAGCAACAAAGAACTTGCCGTCACGCGGATCAGTACCAGCAAACACAGCAGGAGCACCGTCCCATTTTACAGTGACATCATATGATCCTTTGGCATGACCTGCTAACATATCACGCATTGCACGAAGAGCGTTGATTGCTTGTCGTGCACCATCGACTCCACCGTAAATAACAGCATCATCAAGGTGAGTCATATGAATATTTTTACCAGTACCAACTGCTTCTTCGAGATATGATTTGAATGATATCATTTTACTTTAATCCCATTAAATTTAATTGCAAGATTAAACCCTTGAGCAATTTTATTTTCTGGCTCTGATTTATTTGAGCGTATGCTCATGTTCATAACTAACACTGTATCATTAGACTTTAAATGAATTTCCCAATTTTGTTTTGATGTAGTGCTTTTCTTTGCTATCACAGATTTAATTTTAGGCATAAACGCACCAAGAGCATCTTCATCAGTGACCTGTTTGTAATTTTTACCAAAAGCTTTAATAACAATAAGAGGAACGTCCTCAGATTTTTTGATTACATTTTTTTTAATATAATCTAATGTTTTATCCATATCACGATTTACTGCATTGATTACTGCAGTGCGACAAAGCTCAAGCATTTTGTCATATTGTTGTTCATACTCAACGGGGTTTTCCATTTTGTATTCTGATATTTTATCAATTGAGGCTCTCTTATTTGCACGCGAATCCCAATCTTTTGGCAAGTCTATTTTTGAATGTATTTGCTTATATACAGTGTCAACTAATTTATTTTTATCAGCGGTATATCCTATGTCATCAAAAAATTTGTTTACATAAGTATTAAGTTGAGGTTCAGATGTTTTTTCGCCGCCAGCTTTAAGAGATATTCCTAACATTTCGCCGTCATTAAATTTAGCAAAAATGTCTCCTTTATGAGAAGAATCTACGCCAGCAGGTTTTGCTCTATATCCCCAATACAATTGCTTGATTGGTTTGTCTTTATGAAGATCATAAAGATATTTAGTAATAGCAATTGCATTTTCCATTTTTTCAATAAACTTTGATGATGACGGCATCGTGTCAATAAAATCTTTACCAGCTTTTGCATCTCCGTCATTAACATACACACCATATTTTTTTGCGTCAGCAGACGAAACAAATTCGTAAAGTTTTTGTGGATCAGTAATTTTTTTGCGCGCCATGAAAGCAATGCAAGGGACTAATTCAGTAATTGTTGAATTAAGAGTTGTTTCTGACATACCGCCAGACACTGGTTTATACAAAATTTTTACCTGATGATTTTTAAATTCTACTTGTGTTGAACCAGTAGATCCACCAGTACGAAGAGGTGTAAATGGTATCTTAGCTTTTGTTAATTGCTTTTCGACTTTTTCTTTTACAGCTTTTCTATCATTAGCTGGAGCTTTAATAATAACTTCAGTTGTTTTAGTAGAAGACCCCTTCACTGTATAAGTGTAAGGGGCAATTGCTTTATCAAATTTTATTAATTCTTGTCGGCTTACATTTGTAATCACATCTTTAGCCTCTTGCAAATATGTTTTAAAAGATTTCATACCAGATAAACTCTTCTTAAGTTAATTTGGTATTATTTATATCTTTTTTGTTTTGTAAAAAATGTGTTGGCCGATTTCGTGTACTTTAATTTTTTGATAAGCCCAATATGGTTTCTTTTTCATCCATGATGCATGATAATACAGCGACTGATGGAGATTGAGTAAACGCAAGCCATCAACAAAAGCTGCAGCTGCTCGTTTGCTTTCCTTCCACAATTTACCTTTAGGTTTTTGTCTATTCTTTTGTTTAGTCCATGAAAACTGATGTGGTGAATATACAACCTTACAAATGGTTGAACCCCATCGTTTTGTCTTAAGACGATTGTACGTTACCTGAGCAACCGCAATCTTACCAGCATAGTCCTCAATGCCAGCTTCATAAAAAATATTATGTTCCAAACAGCGCATGTCCGCTTTTGACAACTTTAGTGTTTCATTGTTGTTGTAAAATACGACTTGATTTTTGAGCGACTTGTACGGCAAAGGCGATACATTAACTTTGTATACTTCAGGTTTATATTCGAGCAGATGAATATCAAAATATGCAATGAAAACAACTGCAGCGGTAGCCGCAGTACCAAAAAAGTTTGCAATTAAAGTCAACACAATTAACCATGCTCCTTCATGTACTTTTTATACAGAGATTCCTGTAAGCGATATGCCTGACGTTCCCAAGGTTGATTTGAGTAACTTGTTTTGGTATGATCCTTACCTTTCCATAGTGTTTTGCATTTACCTCGAGTACGGTCAATCAACTCGCCTTTAGTATACTGCTTGACATGAATGAGCTCATGAATAACTGTTTTGATAATGTCATCGTTATTCATTTTACCATTGATACCAATTTCAAACTCACGTGGTCGGTATGTGCCGAATGTACAACATATACCATCAACACCACAGTGATCTGCTAGCTTACGGTCAATGATGACTTCAATTGACAGTGTTTTGTATTTGTCAAAATACATTGGGCGCAAAAACTCGACAACCGACTCAATGAGCTTGCGTTGTTTTTTGTTACCGCCTTCAATAGTAAACTCCATAGGTGTACCTTATACTTTACGTAATTTATT